GGATTTGAGTTGCCGATGCCGATGTCGCCAACTGTACCAAGAGTAATTCCTTCATGCCCATCTTTGGCATTCGTCAAACCAGTTTGGTCAATGGAAGCCATTGGGGCAATTCTAAGATTGCCCGTGTTGTTCATTGCATTAAGCCAACCAGTGTTATCTTGCCTGTTGATAACTAAACCTGCCTGATTATTAGTAGTGCCGCTTCTTATCTCGACATAACCATAACCTTGTGGATGCTCTACGATTAGTGGAGTGCGATACGCACCATAATTTGTACTGGTGGACGTTGTGCCGATACCGACGCTTCCATAACGGTCTATGGTCATTCTTGTTTCTGCACCGCTACCCGCTTCGTCGGTCAAAAAGTTAATTGATGAACCTGTTTCTTCAGACGTAAAATTATAGTGGCCAGTAGAACTATCTCTTGCGATAGACATAAAGTTTGCTGGTGTCGCAGTTTTTAACGTAATCGTTGGCTCGTTGGTTACAGAGTCACGCACATCAACGCCAATTTGCGATGTCGACAGCTTAGTGCTGCCGTCATACGAGAAATCAATACCATTTGTCCCTTCTGGGGCCATGATAATGTTCTGTGTCCCAGCCGCGTTCTGCACAACAAACGTGTTTGTCTGCATAATCAAACTGCCAGAACCAGTTTCGCGGAAGACTGTGTGGCCGCTTGTGCCGTCGTGATAGATGTAGCTATCTAGTCCGTCGCCAAAATAAGCCGCATCATTATCACCAAAGTACGCATTGCCCTGCATAGTCAGACCAGTAAGGACAGCCGTACTGCGTGGCTCAAACTGTTGGTTGGCGACGTTGTAAGTTAGGATTTTGTGGTCTGCGTTGTTGGTCGTGGTAACGTCTGTCAGATCATTCAACGAATGGTTTGCTAATGTGAATGTGCCGTAAGCAATGATCTCGATAGTGTCGTTTAACGCTGCGCCAGAGGCTAGGATTAGAGATGAACCACTGTTCGCAGTGTAATCTGCCGGAGCCAGCTTTACGCCGTTCATGTAAATGTCGGCGAAGCCAGCGTCGTATGCCAGAGTGTTGTTGTTGTTGTCTGCACCAGTGAATGTGGTTTGGCCTGCGGTTGCTGTGTAATTGAAGCGGTCTGCCGTTCCGTTGACAGACGAACCCGCAGCCGTCCAACCAGATTGGGCATATACCTTCATCGTGTTGGATGTGGTGTCGAAGTATAGGTCGCCAACGTCGAGAGCCGAACCGTCCGGGTCTTGCGTCGGTGCAGACGACTGTGCGCCAAGGTATGTGTTGTTGAATGCTGTTACGTTTGTTGCGGCGGTCGTGACGTCTGCGGCAATTCCTGCGACGGTAGTTACATTTGATGAGATGCCTGCAACCGTGGTGACATTTCCTGATATGCCAGCGACGGTCGTAATGTTCGCGTTGTTCGTGGCGGCTGTGGTTACGTCTGCGCTTATGCCTGCCACAGTTGTGACGTTCGCGCTAATGCCTGCAACTGTGTTGACGTTGGCGATATTGGTTGCAGACGTGTTTACGTTCGCGATGTTGGTCGCGACTGAGTTTACGTTTGCGATGTCGTTGCCAACTGCGTCGACGTTCGTGATTGAGTTAGCGACCGTGTCGATCTCTGACGTGGCTTCGTTAAGGTCGTCTGCAAGTGTGATAACTGCGGCGATGTCGTTGGCGACAGTCTGCAAGTTGTTGTTGTTAATCTCGCCTGCAACTGTGTTCACGTCTGCCACGTTGGTAGCGACGGTGGTGACGTTGGTGTTGTTGTTTGCGACAGTCGTGACATTGGATGCAATGCCAGAAACTGTTGTTACATTTGTTGCAACACCCGCAACTGTGGTGACGTTCGATGCAATGCCTGCGACTGTAGTTGTGTTCGCTGAAATGCCAGCAACTGTAGAGACGTTGCCGTCTATGTTTGCAACAGTTGTGACGTCTGCGGATATGCCAGCGACTGTGTTTACGTTCGATATGTTCGCAGCAGTGGTGTTTACGCTCGCGATTGCGGCTGCAACTGTGTTGATGTTCGCAATGCCAGACGAAACTGTCGTGACTGCTGTACTGGTCGCCCAATATTTGGCTGAGTATTCGCCAGTATTGCCGACTGTACTGGATGTTTTTATTGCCCAGTCTTTTGCGGAACCTGTTGTGGTGTCAATGCCAGTGCCGCCAACTGCGTAGGCTTTTGATGAGTAGTCTGTGCTGACAACTTGACCGTCCGTCTTGGATGCCCAGTCTCTAGCTTCGGATACGTCTACGAGCTTGTCTGTATTGGCAGATGCAATAACCGCCGCTTCGTCTGCGAATGTTGTGCCGGATGAAAGGCCATGGACGATGTAAACGTCCTTGTTTGTAAGCGTGATAAGGTCAAAGTTGTTGTAGGTGGTAGATGCGTTGAAGGTGCCAGTGATATTGAAGAATGTGGTAATGTCCGTCCAGCCAGTGTTGCTGTTGGCGAAGTTGCCTGCGCGGAACTGGATTTTGTCTGTGGTCTCGTCAAAGCGGAACTCAAAGTTGGCGGCGCGGAAAACGCCGCTGCCGTCAAACAGGTCGTCCATCAAATCAGGGAGCGTGCGGCTACCCTTCTCTGAGTTCTCCATATACGTGTCAAGAATGTGGTCGCCTGTAGTTGCGCTCCGAAACCTTAACTGTTCACCTGTAGGACGCGTAATACCCATCAGTCATAATACCCCATGTCTTTCATCAGACGTACTAACTTTGCCTTAGTAAGCGTGTACTTGTCGTCCAATGCGGTTGTGTTCGTTAGACCTTCAAGTTCTGAGATACGTTGGCGCATCTCTTCGATCTGAGATTTAAGGGCGTCAACTTCAGAGGTGCGCTGCTCATCGCGAACGTCTAAATCGCGCTGCTGTACGCGCTCAACCTCGCTGACATAGTCAACGACCTTCTGATCTATTGTTGAAGCTAGGGCGGTTTTCTTCTGGCTCATCGTCTCTTAGCCTCACTCATTGGAATTAGGTTGCCCTTCTGGACTTCGTTCTGGACATCACCTTGTGGTTGTACGGATGCACCGCGCATCTTCTCCATAAGCTGCATCTGCTGGCTGGGACTTGGCCCTTCTTGCTGTAGCTGCTCTTTGGAAACGCGGAAGCGGTCTAAATCTGTAATGCCCATCGCGCGGATTGCCTCTTCTGCAATCTGGCCAGCGTTGTATTCCATGTTCAAGCCAGTCTGGGACATGATCTGAAGCATGTTCATCCATGTTTCTGCGTTGCGCGTCGGTTCGAGAGGGAGCGTGCCGTCTATCACGAGATAGTCGATGTCACCCTGTAGGTTCTTCTGGACGTCGTAATCGAGATAGCCGTCCTCAACCATGCTTGCGAGTTGGTTGGGCATGTTCTGCTGGTCTATCTTTATAGAGCCTTGCATGGATAAGCTGTCTTGAATGTTGGCCGTCATCATTCTGACCATCGGGCGGATCGTTGTGGCAGACATAATACGAGCCAAGACGCCAAGACGCTGGGAGCCAAGTTGTGTTAGGCGTTGTATTTCTGTGGCCGTGCGTATGCCGTCTGAGGTGGGCATGCCCTGCTGGGCGTCGGACGCTGCGCTGACGCGCTGCTTGAGTTCAGACATTGCGCCAATGTCGTTGAAGTGACCGCGCGTTACGTCTGGGACTTGTGCAATAAAGACGCCGTCGCCCGGCTTCGAGCCGGGCAAGGTGCGGACTACACCCCATGGATTGCGGTCGATCAAGTCGGGTACGCTGACTTGGGTCGGGTCAACAAAGATAAGATTGTTGAGGGCTGCGCTGATGTTGTCGATGCGAGAGCGCATAAGATAAGTGGCGATGTCGTGCATCGGTAGAATGAGGTCGTAAAGGGATTGGCCGTAAGTCTTGTGCTGGTCTTGGTATAAACCGCCAATGACCGTCGGAAACTGCTGGCCGTATGGGTTGAGTTGGAAGCGCAGGACTACGTTCTCGTCAAGGATTGTGACGACGAGAAAGATTTGGTCGATTGCGGGAATGCCAATCTCATGGCCAGAAAGACGAACCCACGCCTCGTCTACTACGCGGCTGTCGCCAAGCGTGAAGTAAGCGTGATCCATGCGCTCGCGCTGATTAGGACTGGCAGGGTCTATGGAAAGACCCCGCCCTTCTTCCTGATGCCACTTATGTGCGTTCCAAGCATTTCTGGGAGGCGAAACCTTGTGACGCAGGGCAGGGAACTTCTTTAGCTTCGGGTACATGCCAGAGTAGAGAAGGCTGTTGAAGCTAGAGTAGTCGGAGAAAACAATGTACTGCATGTTCTCCCAGTCGCCCCAGTTTACACGGGGGTCAGGAAAACAGCGGCGGGGATCGAAGTTGACTATTTGGTTCTGGTTTGACTTGGCGTCCCAGACGACCTTCGTCGGAGCGAAGCCATAGCGTATGCTGTCCAATAATAGCTGTGCCAGACGTGCCTCTCCGGCGGTGCGCCGCATCTGCTGATGTAAAACACGCTCCAATATAAGCGAGGACTGTCGGGACTTTCGGTTGAGACCTTCAAGCTGGAACATGGGGTTACGGCCAGAAAGTGCGGCCATAAGATATGTGAGGACTGTATCCGCAATGGCGCGGGTGTCGGCGATGACTGCTTTTTCTCTGAAGTCTGTCGCGTCTGGCCGAACATATACATCGTGAGCGCGATCAGCTTCCTTCCAATGGTCATAGCGTTTCCTAATCTTGTGATAGGACATGTCGACCATCGACTTTACATAGTCGACAATGCGACGCTCCTGCTCATCGTTGAGAAGGTGCGAGATGTCTTCATATGCAACAAGCTGGTCGGCGAACTCAGAGAGATCGACAACTACACCCTCGTTAGGGCCAGCGGTGTATTCCGCGCTGCGATAGGCGGAACCTGATGCTGTTGTACGTGCTTTGGGGCCATTTACGCTCATGGACTAAAGATACCTTCTGTTGTGTGGTTGGTCGTCCCTACAAACCCCAGCCTGTCCATTTTGGAATGGCGTGACCGACGCGGGTTTTTAAGGATTTCCCGAATGCAGAAATGTCGTGGTTGTTAAGAGATTGGCTCGCGTCTGCGTGGAGTGACCACGCTTCGGGGCTAATGGAAGTTCGTGACAAAATGTCGATGGCCATAGTGGCGGCGTCGACTTGGTCGTCGTGGTTGCCGCCGGGGAATGTTACGCACTCGTCAATGAATGGGTCTAGCCAGTCGGAAGTGTCTGGAATAAAGACGCGTCCGCCCTCGATTATTGGCAGGATGGCGTTGACGCGTGCGACCTTGTCGTGGACTACTTTGTAGGGGATTACGGCCATGCCGCTCTCGCGCTTGAGTTCTTGGATGAGAGACTGGCCAGAGGCTTTGTCCTCGATGTACATCGCGCGTAAGCCGCGACCGCGCCAGCGGTTGTTTAAGCGGATCAGGCGTTGCTTGAGTTCGGGGAAGTCGTACTTGCCGCGCATGATGTCGACGATGTAAATGTCGCCATTCCTGTCCATGCCAGCGACGACAGCTACTGAGTAGTCTGCTGTTTCGGTTTTCTTGAACGCGGTGTCGACTGCAATGATTAGAGTGGAGAAGTTTTCTGGCGAGAGGTCGGATGGGTACTTCTGCCACCACTCCGTCTTGATTAAGTTACCACCCTCAATGAATGGCTGTTGCTGATAGAGTGATGCGAACTCGCGCGGGTTAAGACGTTCGCGCCGCTTGAGGTCTTCGAGCGGAAAGCGTGAAGGCCAGAGGGGAGCCTCCTTGGTTTCGTAGATTGTGCGCTTGGCATTGGATACCGAGTTGATCTCTTTGGTCGGGAGATACTTCGGGTGGTCTTCGGGCAAGTGATTGCGGCGGATTTTGCCGCTGTTTACCTGCTTA